CTGACCCCGTCCTCACCGTTGATGACTGGCCATCGCCACCGGATGCTCCTCGTCGGTGGCCTCCGCTGAGCCGGGACGCTCGGTCACTCCACCCGCACGCCCTACCTCGCCGAGATCATGGCGGCCCTGTCGGTGACCTCCCGCGCCGAGCGGTGGTGCTGATGAAAGGGCTCAACTCGGGGGGACAGAAGCGGGATTGAACTGGCTGGGCTACGTCATTCACCACGCGCCGGGGCCGATGCTGTTGGTGCAGCCTACGGTGGAAGGCGCCAAGCGCGTCTCCAAGCAGCGGGTCGATGCGCTGATCGAAGCCAGTCCCGAGCTGGCCAGTCGGGTGAAGGACCCAAGAAGCCGGGATTCCGGCAATACCCAGCTGATGAAGGAGTTTCCCGGTGGCGTGCTGATCATGACCGGCGCCAACAGTGCCGTGGGCCTGCGCTCGATTCCGGTGCGCTACCTGTTTCTCGATGAGGTGGACGGCTACCCGGGCGATGCCGATGGTGAAGGCGATCCGGTGGCACTGGCCGTGCAACGGGCCGCCACCTTCGTCAATCGCAAGGTCTACCTGTGCTCTACGCCGACCCTGAAAGGCTTCTCGCGCATCGAGGCGGCCTACCTGGAGTCGGACCAGCGGGTGTTCGAAGTGCCTTGCGATCACTGCGGGGCGTACAGCCAGATCCACTGGCGCGACATTCGCTGGTCCAAGGACAAGATGGCTGAGGCGGCCTGGCACTGCCCTCACTGCGACGGCATCCATCCTGAGTACCGCAAACCCGGCCTGCTCGCCAACGGCCGCTGGACGGCGAAAGCCGAAGGTGATGGCAAGACGGTTGGCTTCCACCTCTCCAGCCTCTACAGCCCGTGGCTGACCTGGGGCGAGATCGCGCAGGAGCACCACGCTGCCAAGGACGATCCCGTCAGATTGAAGGTCTGGGTGAACACCAAGCTGGCCGAGACCTGGGAAGACCGGGAGGGGGAGACCTTGGATGCTGAAGGCTTGATGGAACGCCGCGAAGCCTACGGGCCTGCGATCCCGGCCGAGGTCGCGTTGCTCACCTGCGGCATCGATGTCCAGGACGACCGGCTCGAATTGGAAGTGGTCGGCTGGGGCCGGGACGAGGAGTCGTGGTCCATCGACTACAAGGTGCTCTGGGGTGATCCCTCCGCGCCGGACACCTGGTCGCAGCTGGATGCGTTTCTGTCCAACCGTTTCGAGCACGAGACCCTGGCCAACGGCCTGACCATCGAAGCCGCGTGCTTGGACACCGGCGGCCATCACACGCTCGCCGCCTACGCCTTCTGCAAGAGCCGGGAGCGTAAACGTATCTGGGCGATCAAGGGCGGTGCTGGCAAACGGCCCATCTGGCCCAAGCGTCCGAGCAAGGCCAACAAGGGCAAGGTCAATCTGTTCACCGTGGGCGTCGATGCGGCCAAGGAGGCGATCTACGCTCGGTTGAAGAAGTCAGACGCTGGGGCTGGCGCGATGCATTTCCCGCTGGACCGGGATGCGCAGTATTTCGAGCAACTGACCGCCGAGCGGATTCGCACCCGCTACGTGAAGGGCTTCCCGCAGCGCTTCTGGTGGAAGCCCGATGGCCGGCGCAACGAAGCCCTGGACTGCCGGGTGTATGCCTACGCCGCGCTGCACGGCCTGCTGTCGATGGGCCTGAACCTGAACAAGCGGGTCGAGGCGTTACCGCCGATTCCAGCCAGTCGGCAGCGAACTGCCAACCCGGCCACCAAAGCAGCGCTGACGCCGAGCCCGCGGCGGCGGCGGATGGCAATCTCGTCGAACTATGTCTGATCGCTCTCCTGCATCCAGTGGGGAATGTCCCGACTGCTATGCAGGATGCGCCAAACGTCGATGTGCTCAGTCTGCTCGAGATAAAAAATCAGATAGGGGTGGCGATTGGTTTGCCAGAACCGTAGACCGGGCAGGTCCAGTTCATGGGCGTAGCGCGGTGAGCCTGTCGTGGGGTGACGGCTGATGTGGGTGAATGCCTGCTCCAGTTTGTCGATGAAATCTTGTGCTGCCGCAGGTGATCCCTCCGACAGGTAGTGCGCCAACACGTCATCGACATCCTGACGCGCAAGGTCTCGTAAAACGACCGGCTTATTCGTCACGAAGCGTTGCTTTGGCGTACCCGGGCACGCAAGCCATCGAAGTAGGTGGTGTCGACGACCACGCTGGGTGCGGACGACGCGCCGGCCAACAGCAATTCACGAAGCTGCTGGCGATCCTGATCCTTGCGAATCAACTCGCGCACGTATTCGCTACTTGTGCCGTAGCGCCGCCGGTCGACTTGTTGGTCGACGAAGGCCTTCAGGCTGTCAGGCAATGAAATGTTCATCGTGCTCATGGCCACAGTATAGCGACCTTGCCAAATTTTGCCAAAAGCACTGGAAAGAAAAGCGATGACCCTCGAACAACTCAAGGCCCAACGCGAGGCCCTGCAGGCCGCCCGCTTCAATGGGGTGCTCACCGTGAAGGCCGGCGACAAGTGGGTCACCTACAAGTCCGATGCCGAACTGCAGTCGGCGCTGGGGGATCTGGATCGTGAGATTGCCAAGACAGAAGGCCGCCCGCGCGCTCGTCGCATCCGCACTTACGCCGGGAAGGGGCTGTGATGAAGGCATTCCAGAACCTGCGGCGTAAAGTGGGGGCGATGATTGGTGGCTTCGAGGGTGGTCTGTCCGCCCGCCGCCTCAAGACTTTTCAAGCCAGCCGCGCCCACGTCAACACCCTGATCCAGGCCGCCGGTGCCGATATGACCGCGCGTGCCCGGTACCTGATCCGCAACAACGGCTACGCCGCCAACGCGGTCGAGTCCTGGGCGGGCAATGCGGTAGGCACCGGCATCAAGCCCTCATCGGGGATAGCCGATGCGGTGCTCAAGGACCAGGTGCAACGCCTGTGGCTGCGCTGGACCGACGAGTCCGACGCCGAAGGGCTGACCGATTTCTACGGCCAGCAGCGCCGGGCGGCGCGAGAACTCTTTATCGCCGGCGAGGTGTTCTTCCGCATCCGACCGCGCCGGCCCGAAGATGGGCTGTCTGTGCCGCTGCAGTTACAGATGCTCCCGGCCGAGATGTTGCCGCTCAATCACAACCAGCTGCTGGAGAACGGTCACCGCATCCGGCAAGGTATCGAGTTCGACCGCATCGGCCGGCGTGTGGCCTACCACTTCCTGCGCCGCCATCCGGGCGACATCACCGATCCGGGACTCGCTGGAGAAACCGTGCGGGTGCCGGCCGAGTCGGTGCTGCACATCGTCGATCCGGTGGATGCCGGGCAGTTGCGAGGCGTCTCACGTTTCTCTCCGGCGCTGGTGAAGCTGTTTCTGCTCGACCAGTACGACGACGCCGAGCTCGACCGCAAGAAGGTCGCGGCGATGTTCGTCGGCTTTGTGCGCCGGCCGGAGCGGGATTTCGACAACGGTGGCGAGATCGATGACTGGGGCGAGCCGCTGCTGCCGCTCGAACCTGGCCAACTGCAGATCCTGGACGACGGCGAGGACATCACTTTCTCAACCCCGGCCGATGTCGGCGGCAACTACGAGTCCTTCCAGTACCGAACCCTGCTGCAGGTGGCCGCTGCCCTCGGGCTGCCCTACGCGAACCTGTCCGCCGATATGTTGAAGGCCAACTACTCCAACACCCGAGCGGCGCTCTTGGAGTTTCGCCGCCGCATCGAAGCCTTCCAGCATTCGGTGCTGGTGTTTCAGTTGTGCCGGGCGGTGTGGGCGCGCTGGATGGACACGGCGGTGCTCTCGGGGGCGTTGGACCTGCCGGACTACGAGCAACGCCGCGCCGACTACCTGGACTGCAGTTGGCTACCGCCACGTTGGGACTGGGTTGATCCCCAGAAAGACATCCGCGCCGAGATCCTGGCGCTGGAAGCCGGCTTGAAATCCCGCACCCAAGCGATTGCCGAGCGCGGGTTTGATGCTGCCGTGGTGGATGCCGAGATCGCTTCCGACTACCGGCGCGAGGACAGCCTGGGGCTGCGATTTGGACGTGAGCCCGCACCGGTCCCGGCACCGACTCCTACGCAGGCACCACCGCCAGCGCCCTCGAACTGAGGAATCCCCATGACCGATTTGCCTTACCTGGCGTCCCGCCTGTACGGGACGCCGCTCCTGATTGCGCGCCCGAAACTCGAAGTGATCCTCGGGGTCGTGGCCCGGAAGCTCGCGGGCGACACGCTGACCACACCACCGCCGGCCACGGCCGATGCCAGCGTGACCGGTGGCCTCCAAGTTCAGGACGGTATCGCCATCCTCCCGGTCCTCGGCACGCTGGTGCGGCGCTCGTCCTATCTCGGTGCAGCGAGTGGCCTCACCAGTTACCACGACATCGAGGCCATGGCTGAACAGGCCTTTGCTGACCCGATGGTCCGCGCTGTGCTGCTGGAGATCGACTCCAGTGGCGGCGAGGCGGGCGGCGTGTTCGACCTGGCGCAGCGTCTGCGTACCTTGGCCCAGACCTCTCGCAAGCCGCTGTGGGCGATTGCCGATGAAGCCGCATTGTCAGCCGCCTATGCCATTGCCTGTGCCGCCGACCGCCTCTGGCTCACCCGCACCGCCGAGGTGGGCTCGATTGGCGTGGTGGCGGTGCACGTCGACGAGTCGGTGGCCGATGCGAAGGCGGGGTTCAACTACACCTTCCTGCATGCCGGTGCCCACAAGGTCGATGGCCATCCGCACGCACCGCTGCCAGCGCCGGTGGCCGCCGACATCCAGACCGACATCGAGCAACTGCACGCGCAGTTCATCGCGTTGGTCGCCGGGTTCCGGCGCCTGACACCCGATGCCATCCGCGACACCGAGGCCCGCGTCTATCGAGGTGAGGCCGCCCTCCAGGCGGGTCTCGCCGATCAGATTGGCACCCGTTCCGAAGCGATCGCCGCCCTGCAACGCCAGCTGGCGATGTCTGCCGGCCGCAGCCTGCGCAACAAGGCCGCTGCGCTGTCGGCATCCCGCACTACTTCTTCCAAGGAGATCTCCATGAATGATCACAACCTCGTCACGCCGGTAGATGACGCCCAAGAGAACACAGCCCCGACCCCGGTGCAGTCACCGCAAACCCCGCCGCCGCTCGATGAAGCCGCCATCACCGCCCAAGTCGAGCAGCGACTGCGCCGACAGCTTGCTGAGCTCACCGAAATCGCCGCCCAGGCCAAGCGCCTCGGGGTCACCGTCGATCCGGCCCAGGCCCTGGCCCGTGGTGTCACCCCGGATGCGCTGCGCCAGTCGGTGCTGAAACAGGCCGCTGAGCGCGATGTGGCGCAAGACATCGTCGCCGAGGCTCCGCAGCAACCCCACACCAAACCTCAATCCGTCGCTGACAGCCCCCTGGTCAAAGCGGCCCAAGCCTATGGAGGTCGTAAATGAGCACACCTTTGATTTCCCCTTTGAGCCTGGCTGACCTCATCAAGCGCGAGTCCGACCCGGACTACACCCGCGAGACCGTCACCCTGAAGGCCGGTACCGCCTATCCCCTGGGTGCCGTGCTTGGGCGCATCACGGCGGATGGCAAATACACCTTCTCGCCGGCTACCTCGACCACGGGCATCGAGGGGGCCGAGATCGCCTGCGCCGTGCTGTTGCACCCCGTGCCTGTCTCGGACATCGACACCCAGGCCGTGGTGCTTGCGCGTGGCCAAGTCATCGTCGCCGACCGTGCGTTGGCCTTCGACGCCTCCGTGGCGGACGCCGCTGCCCAATCCCTCAAACACCAGCAACTGGCTGCCCACGGCATCGTCGTGCGTCCGGTCGCTTGATATCACTTCCCAGGAGTCTTGATATGACCGTGATCGTCAATCCGTTCGACGCCGGCGGCTTCACGCTGGCCGAGATGTCGGCTGCCATCCAGATGCTGCCCAACCCCTATGGCCGGGTCGGCCAGCTGGGGCTGTTTGCCCCTGAGCCGATTTCGCAGCGCAACGTCACCATCGAGTCCATTGAAGGCGAACTGCGTCTGTTGCCGGCCGTCGCCCCAGGCGCGCCCGCGACCGTGGGCACCACCGACAAGCGCGAGGTCCGCTCCTTCGCCGTGCCGCACATTCCGCACAACGACGTGGTGCTGCCCGAGGAAATCCAGGCATTCGTGGCCTGGGCCTGGCGGCCAGTGAAGACCCGCTGGTGACCGTGATGACCCGCAAGCTCGCCCGGATGCGTGCGAAACACGCCCAGACGCTGGAGTACATGCGCGTCAATGCGCTCTTGGGCGTAACCAAGGACGGTGCCGGCAATGTCCTCTACGACTGGCACACCGCCTTTGGCCTGACCAAGAAGTCGGTCGACTTCAAGTTTGCCGAAGACAAGGATCTGGTTATCCGCTGCACGCAAGTGGCTCGCCAGATCGAGGAGAACCTCAAAGGCGAGATGATGACCAGCATCCACGCCCTGGTCAGTCCCGAGTTCTTCGACAAGCTCGTCACCCACGCCTCGGTCGAGAAGGCCTACACCTTCTACCAGGGCACGGCGGGCACCAACCCCTTGAAGGACGATGTGCGCCGGGGCTTTCGCTTTGGCTCCATCTTGTTCGAGGAGTATTTCGGCACGGTCACGCTCTCCACGGGTGATACCGTGCGGCTCATCCCCGAGAAGGAGGGCATCGCGTTTCCGCTGGGGACCTTCGATACCTTCCGCACCTACTTCGCGCCCGCGAACCTGATGGAAGCGGTCGGCACCTACGGCCAGGAGCTCTACGCCTACCAGCTCGCACGGCCCAACGGCACCGGCATCGACATCTACACCCAGTCCAACCCGCTGCCGATTGTGAAACGTCCGGCGCTCACGGTGCGGCTGCATTCGAGCAATGGCTGGTGATCGCCATGACGGTTTTTGGTGACCTGACCCAAGCCATGTCCGCCATCGTGCTCACCACCTTCGGTGAGCCGGTGGTGTTTCACATTGAAGGACAGCCCCAGGCCTTGGCAGGTCGGGGCGTGTTCTCGGCGGCGCACCAGGAGGTCGATGCCAGCACTGGGGTGCCCGTGTCCATGGTGCAACCGGTGCTGGAGGTGCGGCAGGCCGATCTGCCGGCCACCCCGACCGAAGGTGATGCCGTCACGGTGCAAGGTGTGCTCTACCTGATCGTCGACGTGCGCCCCGATGGCCATGGCTTCTTGAAACTGATGCTGCACAAGGGAGGCAGTGGTCATGAAGCATCCACGCACCCTGATCCGTGAGGCGGTGGCAGCCCGACTTTCTGCAAATTTGCCGAAGGTTGACCCGCGCATCACCGCTTCGCGCATCAGCATCCATCGCAGCACGCCGCTCTTTGCCGGCAAGCTGCCGGCGATCCTGATCTACACCCGCGACGAGCGCATCGAGGATCAGCCCCATGCCGATCCGGGGCTGCGTTACCGCAAGCTCGAGCTCTCCGTTGAGATCATCGCCAGTGGCGACGCCGCTGCCGAAGAGGCCGATCTCCTGGCGCAAGCGGTGGAAGCCGTTCTCGATGCCGACGAAACCCTGGGCCTGCTGGTCGAAGGTACGCGCCTCAACCGCACCGAGGTCGATCAAGGCGGCGAGGGCGACACGCCGGTGCTGGCCGCTCGTCTGTCCTTCGAGGTCAGCTACTGGACCCGACCCGTGGTCGATGAAGGTGAACTGCCATTGCAGGTGCTCTACAGCTGGGCACCGCGCATCGGGATTCCGCACGAACCGGACTACCAGCCGATCCAGCCGTCCTTGCCTACACCCGAGGTCACGCCATGAGCGAACGCCATCTGCACCAGGACATGACCGACGCCGAGCGGCGGCTGAGCAATGTGGTGATGCTGGGGCAAGTCGCTGAACTCGATACCACGCGTGCCCGGGTGCGGGTGCAGGCCGGTCCCATCCTCACGGCTTGGCTGCCGTTTGCCACCGTGCGCGCCGGACTGGATCGCATCTGGCATGCGCCGGAACCGGGTGAGCAGGTGGTGCTGGTGGCGCCAGGCGGTGATCTCAACCAGGCGGTGGTGGTGGGCTCGCTCTACCGCGATGCCTATCCACCGCCGGCCGACAGCGCCGACATCAGTCGTACCGAATGGAAAGACGGCGCGGTGATGGAGTACGACCGGGCGCAGCACCACTGGCGTCTGTCGGTACCCGGTGGCGGCAAGATCGTGCTGGAAGTGGGGCCAAGCAAGATCGAGATGAGCGACGCCGGTATCAAGATCACTGGCCCGCGCATCGATCTGAACTGAGGTGATGGATGGCAACCTGGACACCTGACCCGGCAATCATCCCCTGGCTGGAGGTGGTGGCTAACGCCACCTTCGTCGCGGCGCCCATTGTGGCGGTGGACGAGGAGGGGACGCCTGCCAGCCACTACGACTTCGAGATCGTCGGGCCGCGGCCCAAGATCATCGGCCTGCAGGTCAGCCAGGACGAAGCAGGGTTGGTGATTGCGGTGCCGCAAGTCATCACGGGCCTGTATCCGCCGGTGGAGATCGAGTACCAGACGCCGCTGGCTGACGGCAGTCGGCAAACCGGCATCTGTCTGGACTTCCCGGAGATCCCGGTGGAGGCCGACGAGATCATCTGCTTTACGCCGCGTAAGGCACCAACGCTGGATTGGACCTTGCGGGTCACGGCGTACTTTGCGCAAGGCTCGGACTCTGCCGAGTTCATCCTGCGCGTGCGTGCCGACTGGACACCGGGGCGTGATGCATTGAAGGAGGCTGTCGATGCCCGCCGTCACAAAGTTCGCCAGTGAATGCTCGGGCCATGCGTGTTGGCCGCCCCGGCCCAATATTCAGGGCTCGCCCAACGTCTTCGTCAATGGCATCGCGGCGCACCGGCAAAGCGATGCCTGGGCCACGCACTGCTGCGGCAAATCCTGTCACGACGGGAAACTCGCCGCCGGCAGCAGCACGGTCTACTGCAACGACCTGCAGCTGTGCCGCATTGGCGATCCGGTCAGCTGCGGTTCGGTGGCGGCCAGTGGCAGTCCAAATGTGTTCGCGGGAGGGTAGGCGGCTGATTGGCGTCACCCCCAAAAAATCTGCCAATTGGCAACATTTCTCGGAGGACGCCATGCTCGGAATGAACGCCCACACCGGCCAGCCCCTCGCCGGCCTCGACCACCTGCGCCAGAGCATTGCCGACATCCTCTCCACGCCCTTGAACACCCGGGTGATGCGCCGCGACTATGGCTCGCGTATTCCGGAACTGATCGACCAGCCCATCACGCCACGTCTGGCGGTGGAACTCTACGCGGCAGCCGCCGAGGCGCTACGGCGCTGGGAGCCCCGCTTCAAGCTCACCCGCGTGCGCCTGAGCGACGCCCGCGCCGGCTGGGTGGAACTGACCCTGGAGGGTGAAGTACGGCTGCAGGGTTTTGAGGGCCAGACGGTCACCTTGTCGGGGTTGAGCATCGGTGGCAGGACCAGCGGAGGGAACCCATGAATCTGACCACGATGGCCCCGGAACTCGCGGGCCTGCCCACGCCGCAGGTGCTGGAGACCTTGCGCTTTGAGCATATCTTCGATGCGCTGCTGCGCGACTTCCGGTTGCGCTACCCGCAGTACAGCGCGCTGCTGGCCTCCGACCCGGCGATCAAGCTGATCGAAGTGGCGGCCTACCGCGAGCTACTGCTGCGCGCCCGCATCAACGAAGCCGCACGGGCCAATCTGCTGGCCTTTGCGGTCGGCAACGACCTGGAGCACCTGGGGGCCTTCTATGGCGTGACCCGATTGCCCCAGGAGCAGGACGAGCCGCTGCGCCGACGCATCCGCGCCCGCATCATGGGCTTTGCCAACGCAGGCGGCGCGGCCCACTACCGCTACTGGGCCTTGTCGGCCTCTCCCGAAGTCGCCGATGTGGCGGTCGACAGCCCTGGCCCGGGGCGGGTGCGCATCAGCGTGCTGCCCACCGGCCACAGCGACACCGTGCCTGAAGCGTTGCTGGAGACCGTGCGCGCCACCGTGCTACGCGACGACGTGCGGGTGCTGACCGACACCGTGGAAGTCGTCCCTGTGAGCCTGGTGCCGGTGACGGTCTCCGCCCAGATCTGGCTCTACCCCGACACGCCGATGGCGGTGTTCGACGGACTGGCCCCGCGTCTTACCCGAGAGCTCGCCCAGGCCGCCGTGCTCGGCTGGGATTTGACCCAGTCCTGGCTGATCGGGCAATTGCAGCAGCCCGGTGTCCACAAGGTCGAGCTGATCAGTCCGGACGCCGACATCCGCATCCACAGCACCCAGGCGGTGCGCCTGACCGATGTCCAGCTGACCTTCGCGGGCAGGGACCGGTAAGCGCGCTGCCCTGGGGGCCATCCCCAGGAGGGCGCATGACATCGGATCACCTGTTGCCGCCCAACGCCACAGCGCTGGAGCGTTCGCTGTCGCTCTCGACCGACTTGCTGACCCGGCTGGGGCACCAGACGGAGGCCCTGGCTGGCTTCAAGACTGACCCCAGCGACAGTCTGTTGCCCTGGTTGATCTGGGAGTACGGCCTGGGCGAATTGCTGCCCTACCTGCCTGACCCTCGCCGGGCGATGGCCGAAGGCATCCGCTGGCAACGCCTGCGCGGTACCCCGGCGGCACTCACGACCGCCTTGTCCTGGATTGGCGCAACGGCCACCGTCGAGCAGGAAACCCCCGGCATTCACTTTGCCGAGTTTCAGTTCGATCCGGGTCAGGTACTGGATGACGATGCACTCATCGCCAACCTGATCGCCATCGCCCGACTGTCGGCACCAGCCCGATCCCGCCTGTCACGCATCTACCACGGCTGGGATCTGCGCCGGCTGGTGCTCGACGAGAGTCGACTGGGCGAAGCGCTGCTTTCGGACCACAGCGGCGTGTTCTGGCAGGACGCGCAGACCAAGCTGTCGTTTGGCCGGGTCCGCCCATTGGCGAACCCTCCACTCGACATCGTGCTGGTGCCTGCGCGTGAGGCTGTGCGCTTTGCGGTAGCCAAGCTGATGGATCGCTACCTGCTGAGCTTCTCGGCCTTGGGCGATCCCGGCCACACGCCCAACGAGGAGATCCTGCATTCGCACCTGTTTACGCTGGCCAATGCGCTCGGGGTGCCCGATCCCATTGGGGTACGCCCCGAGCGCCGGTTCTGCCGGGCGATGGTGGTGCTGTCCGACAGCACCTGCTTGGGCGATCTCAACGCCAACCTACCGAGGTTTGTCTGGCAGGAGACGGGCGCACCGATAGCGTTGGGCAGCGGTGACCGGTTGTCGGCCACACCGCATCGGCTGACACGCGTCGAGGTGCTGGAGCGTTTTTACGCCCAGCATCCGGCGGCGCTGGCGGTCCCGGTCGCCACCATCACTCCCGGGCACACCCCGATCACCGCCGCACGGGTGAGCGCGCGCGCCGATGCCCTGCTGGGTGGGCTGCGTCTGGGCGATCCGCCGGGTGCCTGGGATGTACTGGCCCTCACGCGCACCTATGGCCTGACCCTGGCGCCGTTGCCCGATCCGGCAAGTTTGCGCCCACGCCTCTACCAGCGGGCGCAGATCGTGTTGTCCGACAGCACGGTGCTCGGCGAGGTGAATGCCCGCAGCCTCGGCGGGCCGCTACGACGGATGCGGTCGGTGGCCGACGCGTCGGGGAACTGACGCTGGGCGGACGAGCGCCGAAATTGCCA